TAATGCCTTCAGATGTTAATGTAACCGTACCCATACCGCGTGAAGACACACCAAGTTTGGCACCTTCATCGATAAGATTTCTCACAATCATACCCATTGGTGTGCCTAAAATCTTGGCTCGACCAACGTAATTATCCCCATCTTCTTTTAAAGAAACAATCATATGAGAAACGCGGTCAAGGTTTACTGTTGGGCCCTCTGGATGACCAAGTTCACCTAATGCTCGTTTTTGCTCAACGTATTCTTTGGTGTAACGAGCAACTTCATTGCGCATTATTTCTCTAGGATACATTCTGCCATTACGATTGGTAATGTTTGACTGTAGAAAGACGCCTTCAATAAAATAACTTTTCTTGCCATTTTTATCTTCGGCAATGTATTGGAGGTCTTCATGTACCTCTGTAATTAGTTTCATTAGATTAACGAGCCTCCTGCTGGTTTAACTGAACCACCCTCTGCGGTATCTAGAGGCGCAATTTGATGCTGTTCGTTACCATAACCTGATACCTTGGCCAATTCAAGCACAACAACGCCGGTGGCGGCGCCAGTAAAAGCAATGACAACATCACTGGTATTAAATTCGTTATCGGCCCAACCGGCAAAATCAAACCAACCAGAAGCGGCATCTGTGCCAAACGTCCAAATTACGGTTGAGTTTCTAGAAATGGTTGCCGCGCAACCTGTTCCTAAAGACCAAAATATTGTTTTAATATTTGCGGTCGGCGTAGATGCAGTTTCACCCGATTTCTTCAAAATTGTTGCCAGAGTGATTGTACCTGTATCACCGGCACTACCACGTACCTTGACAACACCATGAACTTGTGTTAACTTTAATACTACTGGTGTTACTGTTGCCATTGTTTACTCCGGTCTTATTCTGCGGTTTCTGTGTCTTTATTATAACTATCAACATTAAACATGTTGAATGCGACCTCTGTGCGCTTTACATCAAACATATCCGATAATTTATCGTCCATTAATGTTTTAAAAGCGGCTTCAGCGTCAACCATGTCATCACCATCAACCTTGTCGAGCATGTCTAAAATTGCTTCTTTATTTGCCGTCATCAGAATCTCCTTGTAACAATGCATTATGAGTGGCCAAATTCATTTGCTGTTCCGCTTCGGGTGCCATTTGAGCTTCGCCCATGTCTTGGTGGAAAGCAAGTTCTTCATTAATTTCGTCAATTTCATTCTCAGAAAGCATTAAGATATTCTTTTGTACAAATTTCTTGCTATAGAGAGAACCAATAAACGGCGCAACTTGACTCAATATTTCTACTCTTACTCTTAAAATTTCCTGTTCTTTTGATTCAGTATAGTATGCGTCTGTTGCATATTTATACTGGATTTGATCTCGTATTTCTAACCAATCTTCTTCAGTGATAATACCTTTTAATACCAATTGAGTCTTTAACAGATCATCAAATAGCATACTAAAACGTCTACGCAACTTAGCAACAAATTTGGTAAACTTAAGTTCGTCGCGATTGATCTCAGCGGCACGACCAAAGTTTAAACCAGACTGTTGCTCTAAGCGAGAAATAGGAACATTCAGCGATTGATATAATTTACGCTGAAAGAATTCTACGTCCGCAATCTCACCTAAGTTCTGTCCGCCCGGTAGTGTGTCAATCTGAGTACCACGACCACCTTCGCGGCGGGGTAACCAGAAATCTTCCAGCATCGACATCATCTTTTTGTCATCGCGCAGTTCACCAGTTTGGCCATCATACACCAGTTTATTTCTATACTGGTTCATAATACCCTGTAGATATTGTTCGGCCTTCAACTTTGGAAGGTTACCAACGTCCACATAAAAAATTCTTCTTTCTGGCGCTCTAGTGATACGATAAATTACAAGAGCGTTTTCCATCATTCTTAATTGATTTGCCGGCCGAATTGCCTTATGCAAATAACTAAGTGCAATATTTTTGTCTTGATCAACCAAACCGGACGGGCAATAAGCAATGGCATCTTTGTTAATTTTAATAATAGAAGTGCTTGTTGCCGACTGTGCAGTATTATAATCTTTCGGTACAATACCCTTTTCGTTGAAAACAAAATACTCGTCAATTCTTTTAATTAAAGTAACGCCAGATTTTTGATCTGTTTCCTTTACAATCTCACGGACCTTCTTGATCTTACGTGGATCAATATACCGAATATCTTTAATACCTTGCTTTGGTTCTGCGGTATCAATTACTTTGTGAAAACTAATTCTACCGTCTATATACCAACGCTTGAAATAATCGTGCGCTCTGTTGTTAAAATCTAAAATTGAAACCAAATAATCAAATTCTTTTTCAATACTAGACTTTATCGACTTGCTTAATTTAAGTTTATCTAAATCAATTGAAATTGGATCTTCGTCATCCAAATTTGCCATCGAATCGTTAATAATATCTTCAATGGCGGCATCGACATCTGCCATCTGAGCAATTTCTCGGTACTTTCTAATTAAATCACTTTCGGTGGTACCGATGCCCTCTAAATCAAGATACGTGCCATAGTAACCACCGGCCTGAATAGACTCAATAGCTCCACCATCGTCATTGGGTACCACAAACGTTTTTTCGGTTTGTGGTACCTTTGACTTTTCAATTTTAAATCCAAAAAGGTCCATTATAATAAAACTACCTTAAATTAAAAAGTGCGTTCGTAATGTGAATACTGGACCGTTACTGTGTATTCTTCGATTACATCGTTCTGAGCATACTGTAGTGCAATTTCAGACATGTTAATTGGGAATGCATTAACCAATCTATACTCGGCAATTTGCGAATCGTTACGATCTAAATGAGTAACATAAATGTCTTTCAAGTAAACTAATGGAATAGTTTCGCCGCCATTGTCTACCTTGCTATTCATCAACTCCATCCAGTCTTCAAATGCATTACGCAATGTAAACCCGGTGTCGTTAACAATTGTCATTGTCCAAGGATCAAATGTACGTTCGCCAGCCAACTTAAGTTCTCGGCCGCGGTACTGAAGGATTGTTGGGTTTACGTTAGACGCGGGTAGTGCAGCTCCAGTAACAAGAGTGTGAAAACCACCATCTTGAGCCGGGGCGACGATGCCGTTTGGCCAGGTAATCCTTACACCAAACTGGTTTGGTCTTGCGCCTCCGGCGCCTAACGCCGATTTAAAGTTGTCGATATTCGCCATGTTTCTCTCCTAAGTTTCTGAATGTATTTATATTAAGCGCCGGCAACTTCAGTAAACGATACCGAAGTTCTCACTGCGACAAAGTTCAGTTGGATGAAGTTGATTGAACGGGCAGGTTTAATATAAATGTCAGCAACGAATTCGTTGCGGTCAATTACTTCGCCTGTATTATTCGTATCATCGCAAATGACTCGGAAGTCATAGATGCCACGGCGACCTTGTACGTCTCTTAGGAAGGGTTCCACAATGCTCTTAAACTGTGCGCGTGTAAAAGTATCGTTGAACTCAAAGAGTTGGAATTTGGCGGATATCGCAACTGCCTTTTCAAGGACAATAAACAGTCTACGAACGTTAATACGATCAAACGCACTTGGCTTAGCAAGCAAAGTCTTATCGCCAAATAGTAGTGTGCCTTGGCCAGGGAAAGTTACAACTGGGTTTACGCCGCTCTTGTAAAGTGTGTCACGATCTGTCTTGCTTGGATTGTAAGCAAGTTTAACAACATTCTTAATGATACCGCGATTATAACCAGCTGGTGACCACCATGAGTCATTTGTTGAGTCTGTACGTGCGCACAAACCAGCAATGTCACCGTTTAATGGAATCCAGCGATATACGTCATTGTACCTGTCGTACTGGTATTTAGCACCACTATCCATTACAGCATATGAAGAACTTGTACGAGCATTGCGATAGGTTACAATGTCATCTGCTTCGCCGCCGGCGTTGTTAACAACGTCTGCTTCAAGTGGTGAGAAGAAGACCATGCAGTCTCTACGGGTTAATGCCATGTCGATGCAGTAGTCTGTAACAGTTGCCTGTGCTGCTCCTGTGATAATCAAAGAAATATCAACGGTGTCGGCATCAGCAAAGTAACTGTATGCAGTTGTAAAATCACCAGCAACATAGTCTGTCATATCAAGGCCACCTGAAAGCGATACAACTGCCTGGTTTGCGGCAACAAGATTTCTGTATGCGCCTACTGCTAACGCTGTACCCCATTGAGTACCTACCGTATAGGTTAGACCTGTTGGTGTACCTGCGGTTGTAACAATTGCAACACCCGCTGTTGTTGTAAGAGTGAATCCAGTAACAGCACCAACCGAACCAGTAACAGCGGAAACCTTATATGCAGTTCCTGTTGTGTAACTGGTAATTGTACCAGTACCACCAAGAGTACCCGTAATTGTTAGAGTATCATTAACTGCCAGCGTAGTTGCTGTGCAAGTAAACGTACCTGCGGTGCCGGAAATTACTACGGCCGCAAGGTTTGCACCCTGAGATGTTGGGTGATCCATCCAGTAAATATACTTAGACTTAAGGTTAATTACGTTTCTGTAATAGATTGAAGTGCCGTCTTCTGACTTGGCATCAGAAGCCTTTGATAAATGTGCAAACTTTTCTAAAACTGTACCTGCTGTGCCTGTGAAAAGACCGTCTTCGTCAATGACTAGAATGTGAACTTCATCCTTCGAAGCGCCATAAAGTGCCGCTGCGGTTGACGTACCAGGTGCTGCATCAAATTCAGCAGCATAATCGACATATGTGGCATCCACGAACAATAGAGCATCTAGTTGAACAACCTTAAGGCTGTTGCCTAGAGTACCAACATATTTTGCGGCCCATTGACCGACTGTTCCTTGGCCAGTAGAGTAAGATGCATCGTAGATCGACTCGTTGTCAATCTTGACTGCTGTACCCGAAGTTACGGCATTTCTTGCAAGTGTGCTTGAAGCACGAACAACTTTTAGATTGTTAGCGTATGCAAGAAAGTTTGCCGCTGAGAACCAAGACGGCGCAACCAAAGTATTTGGTCTGCCAAACTTGCTTACTAGTTCTGCTTCTGAACCAACGGTCTGGATTTCGTCACAAGGACCCCAGTTAAACAAACCAGCGAAGGCGCCGATTGAAACTGAGACGTTTGGAACGACATTTGTTAGGTCTTTTTCTGTTACTAAAACCCCTGGTGATAGCTGAAAAGCCATAATTCTCTCCTATTCGTGTTAAAATATGACAACAGTGTACTTGTGTCTACTTGTTAATTTATTTATAAAAACTCGTATTTATAGTCTAAATCGCCAATCGTCTTCTTTTTTAACAACATTCCATAAATCGCCATGTTCTACAAACTGCTCCACTTCAAGACCGTTTTCTACCAGCCCAAAAGGAGTTAATTCTTCTTCTATTTGTCTCATCTGAGCGTTAAACATTTTTTCTCTAATGTCAACATCAGTCAAATCTCTAAAGTAAGAATTGCTTACCAACCAACCAAACAGCACAAAACACATTGCTAAGTCGTCTGTATATCCTTCGTCTGCCTGAAAAGACCCTCCCTTTTCAATGAAGACAGATAATTCTCCAATTGTGTCAGCATCAAATATTAGTAGTTTACCTTCTTCCATTAAGGACTTAAAAGTAAAGCACCCTTGACGCTTAACTTGCTTAGTAGTTCTAACTCCAAGTTGAGTTGCTTTACCAAACCCCGGAGAAATATACTGCTTATTTGTATCTTTAGTTGTTGTTAAAATGTTATCGTATT